CTATAAGTTTCCAAAAATCAGTTCACGCATTTATGTTGTTCCTATAGAATCTCTTGAGAGGGCTTTGGAAATCAATACGCCCGTAAAACCCATCAATCCTGTGAAGTTGGAGGAATCGAAGAAAAGATTTGGCTCCGTTATAAATAAACTTTCACAGTATAGACACTAATCAATAAATAATATCGAGGAATTATATTATGGCCAAAACTAGAGAAGAACGCAAATTAGAAACCCTGACAAGTCGTAAAGCGGCCATTGAGCGCATCTTTACATTGCTAGGTCGTCAGCCCCAAGCCGCAGAACTCATTAAGAGGGAAGAGGCCATTACCCCTTATGCCGCAGACGGTTTGTTCGGAAGGGGAGACTCGACACTCACTCGGCAATATACCGATTATGTATACGGGTCTTATCTCGTAAAGCATGCATCGAAAGAACGCATTCGGGAATATTACCGAATGGCAGCCGACCCTGAAATCAACTATGCGCTGACCGAAATTTGCGATGAAATCGTACAGGAAGACGAAGATAAAAAACTGTTTGTTTTGAAGTTCGACTCTGATGTTCCAACTCCCGCAAGAGAAATTCTGATAGAAGAGTTTAGGGATTTGGTTGTCAATAGGTTGCGCCTGGGCGATTACAACACAGTATGGGAATGGGTTTACAAATGGCTTGTCCAAGGTATCATCCTTTTCAAAATCAACTTCTCCACGGAAGAAGCATCGGGAGTCGAAAGCCTAGAGGAACTTCAACCGTGGGTAACGACAAAGTATGTCTCCGAAAAAATGGTTGATAAAAGAGACAGTAGGCAGGAACAGGAGAAGCGATATTTCATAGTCAAACCAAGCGAACAATCGGAAGAAGGGTTCAAATACCGTGAAGAAGAAATTATCCGTTTGGAATGCGGTTATATGTATGACGGTGAATACTTCTCGATTTTGGAATTTGCCAAGAAGGATTGGCGGCGTTTGAACTTGATTGAAGACGCTACCATTATCTATAAACTTTCCCGTTCACCGCTCCGCAGAGTATTCAAGGTTTATGTCGGCAAAATGCCGCCTAAGGATATTGAAAGATTCCTTTACGATTTCAGACAGAGATTGCGTGAAGATATTTCCTACGATTCCGACAAGGGTGAAATTGTGGGATTCAATCCTATCACAATGCTTGACGACTATTTCTTCCCTATCGTGGAAGGCGGTCAGGAATTGTGCCAAGTGGACACGATTGCCGAAAAGGAAACCGCTTGGACTTCGATGGAAGAGATTCGCTACTTCCTCGGCAAAGTGTATCGTGCTATGAAAATCCCCGTTGGCAGAATGAACCTTCCCAACGAACAAGGTGAATATACAACCACGACCACGGGCAGCAAGAACGGCGAAATCATGAGAGACGAAGTGAAGTTCTCCAACTTCATCAAGCGTCTTCAAGGCAGATTCATGGAACAGTTCATTCAGGAATTGTTCTATAGGCATTTGTTTTTCCGCGGCTTGATAGACAAACTCAAACTCAAGAAGCATCAGGTGCAGGTGAAGTTCAGCCATGTCAACCCGTACTCAGAATTGAAAGCCGCCGAAGTTGAAGATTATCGTCAATTGGCATTCAGCAATATGCTCGGTCTTGGCAATCCTCTGATGTCCTTCATCTATCTTGCCAAGAGATATTTGAAGTGGAGCGATGAGGATTTGCGCGAGAACTTTGAATGGCTCAAGAAGGAACAAGCCTTGCTCACAGGTTTGGGAGTGGGTCAACAGGAAGGCGGCGGTGGGGGCATGATAGGTGGTGGAGGGGTAGGAGAGGGAGAAGTCCCAACGGAAGGTGGGGAAGAAGAAACATTGACGGAAACTCCACCTGAAGGAGCTGCGGAAACTACGGGAACGGAAGTTGCTGGAGGCGAAGCCGCACCCGCACCACCTGCATAACAATAAATATGCGTAGAGGAGATTGACAGATGAAGCAAGTTCTAACGGAAACAGTTTCGGAAGTGAAGCCGCTTGTAAACAAGAAAAGCAACGAAATTTACTTTGAGGGTATTTTCGGCTTGGCGGGAAGGAAAAACCTCAACGGTCGTTTGTATCCTTTCACGGTCATGGAGAAGGCAATTAAGGATTACAACGATAATTTTATCACCAAGCGGAGAGCATTGGGAGAACTTGACCACCCTGAAGATGCGTCCGTCAATCTCCGAAACGCAGCCTTCGTAATCGAAGAACCTCTCAAACTGAACGAGAAAGGCGAAGTTTTGGGCAAGGCTAGAATTCTTGAAGACACGCCAATGGGTAAGATAGCGGCAAGCCTGATGAGACAGGGAATCACTATCGGTCTTTCGTCAAGAGGTCTTGGTGAAATTGCCGAAAAGGAAATCTTGGACGAAGAGACAGGCGAGAAGATGATGGTGAACGAAGTGTCCGACTTTTCTATCGCAAGTTTCGACCTCGTATCCGAACCCTCAATCGGCAAGTTCGTAAGTCAATCCAAACAACAAGAAGAAGCGGTAAAGAAGCCCGAAGAGAAGAAAATCGAAGAGAAGAAAAAATTGGATATGGGTAAATTGGTTTCCTTGGGTGAAATTTTGTTTGAGGAATAATGGCCAAACATCTTATCGTTGAATTGTATGGTTGCGATAAAGACCGTGCCAACGATATTGTTTTTATAGAAAACACAATGAAGGAAGCCGCTAATATTGCGGGGGCGCAAGTGAACAATTCCCTATTTTATAGATTTGGAGAGAAAGGGGGAATTGCAGGAGTTATTCTTATAACGGAAGCCTATTATGGGTTTCGTAGTTGGGCAGAATCGGGATATATAGGGTTAGACCTTATATCCGTAGGCGAAAATGTAGATAATAAAAAAGCATTTGAATTTTTAGTACGCAAATTCGGAGCGACCAAATATTCGGCATCCGAACTGAAGCGGGGGAATATATCGGGGGTATAACATGCCACTCACCAAGGAAGATATCAAAAAATACGGAACAGAAGAAGAAAAAAATTTTTTATTGGAAACCGTAATTGATGAAGAAATAGTTGATTCTTGGAGTAATGGGGAAATTACCATTAAATTAGTTAAAAAAACATATGATGGTTATAAATTTAATGTTGACTACGATTTATATATAAATGGTGTATATGATTGTTATAATAAAGAAGTAGGAATAGAGTTATTTTCCAAATTAAAGGAACTTCTTAAATAATCGGGGGTATAACATGCCACTAACCAAAAAAGGCAAGAAGATAATGAAGTCAATGAAGTCCCAATACGGAAAAAAGAAAGGGGAACAAGTCTTCTACGCTTCTGCAAATAAAGGAAAAATCAAAGGGGTTCACGAAGAAGTTACCAAGGAAGATATCGAACAATTCGCAACTGAAGACGAGAAAAAATTCCTCAAGGAATATGCTGAAGTCGCAGGGGAAAAATAAAGATTTGAGTAGTAACGATATTTTTTGTTTGTTTTGAACGAAAATCATAAATAATAGATGAAAGGAGCAAACTATGAAGAAAAAGGTTGCTGAAAAACTCGATAAGATAAAGGCATTGTTTACGGAAATCGGAGTTGATGTTGATGACAAGCAAGTAGAATCATTTGTCAACATTTTTGAACTCCAAAAGAAGGATGCCATCACCGAGGCAGTCAAACCATACGAAGAGAAGTTGGCCGACTATCAGAAGCGCAATTACGAGTTGGGTGCTGCCTTGGAGGAATCGAAGCAGTTCTCCAACAAGTTCGAGAAGTTCATAGAAGCAAAGATAAAGGAACTTGATGCCATTAAGTTCCCTGAAGTTCCCAAGATTGAGGAAGCCATCGTTAAAGTGATAAAAGAAAAGATGGATTTGCTTGAAAAGAAAATCGTCAAGATTGACGAGGCGGCAAACAAGGTCAACGAGAAAATCCTTCCGTTGAAGTTGGACGAAGAGTTGAAGAAGGTCAGCGACATCGGAACCCTTTTTGCCAACTACAAGGACGAATTTGGGAAGCACTTGGTAGAGTTGGAATCTTCAGACATCAAGAAACTGAAGGAAGAATTGGCAACTGCAAAGACAAAGTTGGCTGAACTTGAAAAGAAGAATGCTCAACTACAGGAACAGATTGTCAAGGAGAGAGCCAATACCGAAATCACCATTCTTCTAGAAAACTCCTCATTGGATAAGTTAGAAAAAGAACATCTTTGGAAATATTACGAAAAAACGAACTTTGACGAAGGAAAAAGTGAAATAGAAAAGTTCATTTCCCTAAAGGAAAATAAAGAAAAGGAAAGACCACCCGTACAACGCTCTTTTGTTGTCCGAGAAAACAGCGGCGGCATCAAGCCCATGAATGAAACGGGAGTATTACAAAAGAAGAGGCTATTGGGAGAATCTACGTCCTTCTCCCGTGAAATGGATGAATGGGCCGAGTTGTCTAAAGTGGACGAATTACCAAAAGTCTAGGAGGACTACAAAGCATGTACGGAGCAAGCGAAATGAAGTTGAAGAGACTTCGCGAGAAGTGGTCTCGTCTCTTGAAGGGAATCAAGAGTGATGAGACCCGCGACATGACCGCTATCGTTCTTGAAAACCAAGAACAAGAAATGCGGACTGTGTTGAAAGAAAGCACCACTTCAGGTTATGGGTTTACCCCAGGTGTGAGTGGCGGCGATATCGACAAATTCCCAAAACTAATGATTCCTATGGTTCGCCGTATTATGCCGCAGTTGATTGCAAATGAAATCTTCGGCGTGCAAGCAATGGAAGGACCAGTCGGAATGGCATTCACCCTACGTTGGGTGTACGGTTCAACGGTTACATGGACTGACCCTGTTACGGGCCGTGTCTATACCACAACCGCCAATGACCAGGCATATATCCCTGGCACAACGGCAATGAACCCTGTGTATTCAGGCGACTATAACAACGCCACCTACGAGGATGCAACGGATACAGCCAATGCAAACACAGGTGGTTTCGGTCTCCGCAACGACCGTGGTGAAATCGTTTCAGATTTGACCTACACGGGCGCAACACAGGCAGTTCCAACGGGTGTTATTGGCGCAACCGCAAATCCTTATTCGGAAGGTCAGTTGAAAATCATCAACAGACTTATCGAAGCAAGAACAAGAAAACTGAAAGCAAATTGGAGCCAAGAAGCAGTAGACGACATCAAGAAGGTTCACTCGCTCAATCTTGAACAAGAAATCGTTGACTTC